GGCCACTCTGGCTGATGACGCCAAATATTTCATTGCCCAAATCCGTGACTTGCAAGCAAAGCAGGCTCAGTTGAGGTTCCAAGCTGACCAGATTCAAGCAGCCTTAAACGCTATGACAAATGCGCTTATTTCTTCTGTGAATACAGACGGTGACAAGGAAGACTAATATGCAGATGACCAGCCTTATCGACACACTCATTGGTCTGGTTGTGGCTGGGCTTGCGTGGTTTATGAATGAAACCAGCAAAGAGCAAAAGCGTCTCAACATCCTGCTCAATAAGACCCGCGAGGAATACGCCACAAAGGACGATTTGCGTAACGATATGCGTAATGTGATGGACGCTTTGCACCGGGTCGAAGATAAGCTCGACAAGGTACTCAGCCGAGGCACCTAATGTTCAAGGCAGTCATATTGGCTTGTGTCATTGGCGCACCAACTGACTGCGTTGAGTTTCACGATATCCGTGGCCCCTATTACACCGAGAGAGAGTGCCGCAACCGCGCTATGGAAATGTCTAGGGCGGTTGGCGAGATAGCTAACCTGATGCCGATAAAATGGCGTTGCGACGTTCTGAAGAAAGGTATGCTGACATAATGGAGCCAATATCAACCGCCCTGATGGCCGTCAGCGCCGCCTCAAATGCGATAGCCTTCATAAAAGCTAGGGTTAATGATGTTCAGTCAGTGGCCGACTTGTCGGAGCAAATAGGCACGCTATTCTCAGCGCAAAAGAAGCTAAACGAGGAACGCAATAAACAAGCGGGCGTTGGCGACATTAGTTTCAAAGGCTCAATTGACGCCGTGCTTGAGGCGAAGCGCTTAAACGAGGAAATGCAGCAGATCGCCACGATGATTAACATGCGTTGGCCTAAGCCAGCGGATCAGCCGTCAACGTGGCAGGAAATCATCAATCACCATAATGAAGCGCTGCGCCAACAAAAAGAGGCACGGCTCGCTGCGGCCAAGGCTGCTGCCGCAGCGCACAACGAAATGGTCGAAAACTTCAAATTAGGAATAGCTATTTTCGCATTGATGGTTGTTGTGGTAGGTTTGTTTATCGCTGTGATGGTATCAACGGCTGGAGCCATTGGGCTTAGATGAGTGAAACAACAACCGGGCTTATTGGCGAGTACATCGCTGCCGCCGCTATTCTTGCACAAGGGTGGCGCGTCTCGATGGCTCAGCAAGACCGGGTAGATATGGTGGCTTGGAATGGGCAAGAGTTTCTTCGTGTGCAGGCAAAGGCTGCGAGTTTACTTGGCAATCAAGATGGTCGATCTCCGCGTCACCATTTTAACTTGGGTCACGGCTGTAAAACGAAACACTTACCTACGAAAGATGACTACGATGTTCTCTGCCTTGTTTCCCCCAATTCAAGACGGTGCCTGTTCATGCCGGTTACGAGTGTACGGCAATATAGTTTGCGCCTGCCAGCGTCGCGCTTCACTGAGGCTGCGGAAATTGATAGCTGGGATAAAACGGTCGATCACGTTTTGGAGATGAGGCGATGAATAAAGACGCGCTGCGAGAGGAAATTGCCGCCGACGAGGGCTGCCGCTACGAGATATATCTCGACAGCCTCGGCCTGCCCACGTTTGGAATAGGCGCGCTGGTGAAAGAACACGACCCAGAATACGGCCTGCCGGTTGGCACGCCTGTTTCTGAGGATCGTGTGCGCCAGCGCTTTAATCTCGATATCGCTGTGACGATTGAGGATTGTGTGCGGATATGCGGAATTTTCGATATCAACTTTAATGAGCTGGACGAGCGTTACCCTGACGCGGCTCTGGCGCTTTGCAACATGTGCTTTCAGCTCGGATACCCGCGCTGCTCGAAATTTGTCAAAATGTGGGCAGCGGTAGCCGAGGCAATGGACGATCCGAAAGCGTGGCTGACAGTCGCCGCAGAGGCCGAAGACAGCCGGTGGTTTGACCAAACGCCTAATCGCGCCAAGCGAATTACGGCAAGATTTAGGGCGCTGGCAGATGGCTAAGGCGCTGCTCGAATATAAGATCATCCCGCGTCTGATGATTTTCACGATGACCGTGGTTTATGTGCGCTGCATTGAGTGGGCGCTATCCCAGCCAGACCTATCGACACAACAGGCCAGTCTGATTAGCGTGGTCACCGGGGCTATGACCGGCAGCCTAGCCGTTTTCTTAAATTCGGAGACAAAGAAATGATCCAAGCACTGATTGGGCCGGTGACTGGCCTGCTGGATAAGTTCATTGAGGACAAGGATCAAAAGGCGAAGCTCGCGCATGAGGTCGCCACAATGGCACAGAACCACGCGCAAGAACTTGCCAAGGGTCAGCTAGAAATTAACAAGATGGAGGCGCAGCATCGCAGCATCTTTGTGGCGGGTTGGCGGCCCTTCCTTGGCTGGGGCTTGAGCTTTGCGATGATCTGGCACTTTGTTTTAGCCCCGATAACTATCTTTGGTTTTTCTTATGCTGGCGTGGAAGCACCTGAGTTACCGGCGTTTGATATGGATAGCCTGATGACTGTGCTTTTAGGGATGCTTGGTTTAGGCGGCCTCAGAACTGTAGAAAAAGTAAAGCGTCTAACGAAATAAGGGGGCTTTCGCCCCCTTAAATCACTTGTATAGATATTGATAGTCAAACCTGTCAGCCGTTTGCATATCCTCAAAAACCACATTGTAGCTTTCGTCGTCGATGCGCTCGACCCGCCTGACTATGGCTGTCACCAGCCTGCCTTTCGGGCCAGTCACGCTGACTAGGTCGTCGGGTTTAAAACTTGGTTGTTTCATATTTGCCTCTTGTGAGAAAAGTGCGGCTCGACCAAGGGAGAAAGATCGAGCCGCGAGGGAAGCCGCGCCAAGGGAGGAACGGCGCGAGCTATTCATATTAACTTAAACGAGGCCGCTTTGCCAAGCTGCCTTGTCGCAGCGCCACGTTCAACAAGCGCGGTCATATACCTGTGAGCCTGTGCTGGGTGCATATTCATATGCTCAGCGATCTCTCTGACAGTAGGCGTATATCCGTGCTTTCTGACGAACCGGCTAAAGACGCGCCGGAAGTGAGCCTGCTTTTGCGTTAGCGCCACTTCAGTCATTGTCTACTACCTTCACGCTCAGGGTTGATTGCCGCACGATGCGGGCAGGCTTCGCCGGGGTGGTCTTGGCTGGCTGCGCTTTGAAGTTACGCATCGGCCAGCGCACCTGATAGGCAACGTTTCCGACGACGCCAGCGGCTAGTTCGTGGCTGCCCATATATTCTTTGAGCGCAGCCTCAGCTTCGTCAATGTCGGCTTCGGCGGCACGCTTTGCCTCTTTGGCATTGACGAGCTGGCCTAGCCAGTCGGTCTGGTCGTCGGGCAGGGTCAGCGTCTCAGCGCCGTCATCGACGCGTGGGTAAGCTGTATTGCCGTCAGAACTGCTCAGTACCGGATACCAGTCGACGTCCATCTTGCGGCGCTCGAAGTCCTCAATGGCGTCAGAGATACGCGCCTGAATAGCGGCGTCGGCTTGGTATAGGAAAATGCGTAGCTCCACACCGCCGTATAGCACGCACACAGCGCCCCACGTCATCTTGGTTGACATAAGCTGCCCCTGAAGTTGCAACGGCCCCCTGTGAGGCGCTGGCGCGTCCTCTGGCTTGGAGCTGGTCAGCTTGCTCTCTAGCACGCCCAATCCGTCCACCCAGACTGGCCCATTCGGGCAGATGATGCCCTTCGACCAGTCGGTGTCGACGTTGTGACCAAGCCCGCCGTCAGCGGTGCCGTCGAGGGACACGGCAAACGGTAGCGTGTCGTGGAAGATTGCCTCATGTTCGAGCTGCAAGTTGGTCAGCCCTAAGCGGTCGGCGGCGGTGGTCAATATGACGCTCTCCAAGGTGTCGCCCCAATCGCAAGCCTCATTGCCGTTGAACGGCTTTGGGTCGGGCTTGCCTTCGATAGCTGCCAGCACGGATGCCAGCAGATCGTTTTGTGTGTCGTATGGGCTTAGCCCCATAAGCGCCGGAATACGGCTTGCGGTGACGATATCGTCGGGTGTCTTTTTACCTACCATTTTTATTTCTCCTGTTTGACAAGGCCTCGTAAGTTTCGGGGCAAGCATCAGACGGACTTAATTCGATCAATATCGGTAAATCACGAGATATAGCTTGGTATGCGGCTGTACTGAGGGCAGTAGTTTTGCTTGCGTGATACCATCTGCCAATTTCTCCATCATCAGTAATCACTGTGACGAGCCAAGGCATTTCATCGTTTTCAACTTCAATAATCAAAATTGCATTAGTGAATGCGCCGGTGCTTGCGTCTTTACTTGGAATTGGGCGATACTCTTTTGCAAGATTTAGAACTACGTTTTTCATTAGTTTACTCCTTGTTCTTTTCTAAGGTTTTGGTTGTTGCCGTGTATTGGCTCAATGCCGACGGCCTGTTCTGGCGTCCATCCATTTCTGACACGCCAAGACACTGTTTGTGGGTTTATGCCGGTTTTTCTTGCGGCTTCTGATATTGAGCTAAACCCTTTTATTTTTATTGAATTAGACCAAGAGCGCCTTGGTTCAAGCCCGAACGCCTCAGCGATTGTCCACCCATTAGATAGTCGCTGCGTTACGCACCCAGCCCTAATCCCAAAATGCTTTGATGCTTTTGATATGCTGGGGAAAAGCAAATCACCAACAATAATCTTACTGCCACGACTTGTTGGGCGGTCTCTTTTTTTAATCTCAAATGTCTCTTCAAGTGACCAGCCCATTTTTTTTCGAGAATGATACAAATTGTCCGATATGCCGTAATGCTCGCAAGCCTCTTTTATTGAGGTAAATTCTTTGCCCATTACACATATAGATTTTCCAATAGAAATCGTGGCGTGATGTTTCCCATTGTACTTTTTAATGTTTGCAGGGGGCGCATCAATCTCAACTGCTTGCCTTGGTGTCCAGCCAGACCTTAAAATCCTGTGCCTGATATTATGAACGCTGACAGTGAAATGCTCTGCCAAATCGCCGCACCCATAATATTTTTTGCCGTCAATTTCATACAAATCACCTGAGGCCAATTTAAAAGTTGGGCAACCACCTGATTTTACGTTGTACCCATTTGGGTATTTGGTGTTTAGTTTTTTTATCCAATACCTTTCTGCGCGGCTTAATGTTTTTAGGTTTTCAGTCTTGTCCAAAATTTCAAACTTGAAGGCGTCTTGACCATAAACCCTGATAGCGTGGGCTATGGTTTTGGCGCTTCCTTTTTTAGAATTTCTAGCTTTAGCAAAATGCTCCGTGACGCGCGGCTCTAAGGTTTTTCTGCGCGTAAGCCCAACATACTGCATACCGTTGACCGTATTGGTCGCAAGATAAACGATCATACCGCACCCCCAAAGCGAACCATCAGCGCCCAAACATTATATTCGGTCGTGATCATATTGGTGAAAAACGTGATGGCAAACGCCGTCACAAACAACATTCCGATTGTGTCTTTAAGCATTAGCTTTCCCCTTCCGGCTAAGTGTTTTAAGCTTGACCCTATATTTGCGACGCTGGTGGTCGCGTTGCCCTCTGGTCAATGGTGGTTCGCCAAAGTTAAGGGCTGACGAACCGCCCCACTTGTTTTCAAAAGTCACAGGGTCAGCCTTAATAAAGCTGCCCGCGATGTCGGCTGTCTGAGCCATTGGGTCGTCTTCAAATCCCATAGGTGTCTCCCTTAGGTTGGGGCGGGGCTGTTAAGCCGCCGCCTGTTCGCGCATTACAGCTAAGTCAGCCGTGCTTACGACGTGGCCTCCGTTTAGCTTTTTGCCATTTAAATAATAAAAGATGATCTGAGCGTGGATTTCACTGGCACCATCAACAGCCAAGCCACAGTCCAGCATTTTCTTGTGGATGCGGCGACGCTGAGCGATTGACGCGTCGCGCAGATAATGGCGGTAAGCATAGTTCCAGAAATAAGCTACGCCCATATAGTCTGGCGTGCCGACAAAGCCCTTGTCTAAATTCAGGACAGCTTCAGTGGCGTTCCAAGAAACAGCATTAAGATTGATTGAAAAATCTGACATTTCGGTATCTCCCTTGTAAGTAAACGTTTTGTCTCTCTTGTCTTAAGAATATGGGCTTGATATCAGTATATGTCAACAACTATAGCAACATATTTTTAGGATGATATTAAATGTCTGAAATTAAACCAGTTTTGCTACGGCTTAGAGCCTCGACGATTGAGGCGCTGAAAAAAGAATTAGAGTTATCGGCTCACCGTAGCCAGTCGTCTCTGGCCGACGAGCTGCTGGTAAAGCAGTTGGAAAGCAATGTGCGTCAGCGCCACATCCAGACGACTATGGATCACCAAGCGGGTCGTGTTTGATGGTGCGCCACCGAAAGGTCATCCGACAAATGCAGTTTATGCGTGAGATTGTCACCCGGCTGCGCGCGGGGCTTTCTAATTACGCAGAAAACGGACAGGAGAAATTCCCCATATTCTATCACGGCGACAGCTACTGGATGGAAAGCATGAGCGTACATGACATAGATTACGACGAAGTTTTATCAGATATTGTGGACACGCTCGACAAGGGCATGAAAGAAATCGTTGAGCTGCAAGAAGCAAATTGCACTTTAAGGGATAGGGTGAAATGGTAAACGGAAGAAACAAAGGGGCTGCATTTGAGAGGCAGATCGCGGGCATGTTGTTCGATGAGTTGGGCATAAAGTTTAAGCGCAATCTTGAGCAGTACCAGATGAAAAATCTGGCAGACCTGACAGCTTCAGACGCATCGTTTCCGTTTTTATTGGAACTAAAAAGATATAAAAATTCCGTGTCACCTTCTTGGTGGGATCAAATAGTGACCGCCGCCCGCACGTCAGACGGCAACCCTAATGACTGCCTGCCGTGCCTGATCTGGAAGCTAGACCGGCAGGACATTAGCGTGCGGATACCTATTGAGGCGCTGGCAAGGTTAGGGCGGCCACTGGCTCAGGATGTGGCTGAGGCTTACGACTGGCGCTACACGGCGATGCTGTCTTGGCCTGACTTTATTATGGTGTGCCGCGACTTGATGGCGAGGGAATAAGACATGCTCAGGATGCTAGACTTATTTAGTGGCATTGGCGGCTTTAGTTATGCTGGCGAAAAGCTGGTGGGTGGCTACGAGACAGTCGCGTTTTGCGAGTATGATAAACACGCGCAGAAGGTCTTGCGTAAGCATTGGCCTGACACAGAGATAATTGATGACGTTAGGGAGTTAGCAAATGACGCAGATAGATTTAGAGGATTGGTTGACATTGTTGTCGGGGGATACCCCTGCCAGCCCTTCTCGTCTGCCGGGAAGCGCAGAGGCGATAAAGATGACCGACACCTCTGGCCGGAAATGCTTAGAATTATCCAAGCTGTCAGGCCGACTTGGGTTATTGGAGAAAATGTTGCTGGACACATCTCTATGGGCCTCGACGAGGTGCTATCTGACTTGGAAGCCGAAGGATACCAAGCAAGGTGCTTTGTTAT